GATCGTGACCGTAACTGCGTACTGGCCCCAATCATACTCGGCAGCGGTCATGCCGTCCGAAGCAGTGATTGCAATAGCATCAGTGCCCGCATACGAAGCAGCCGTAGCGTTCGTCTTACCGAGCACGGGAACAACAATCTTTGCCCCGCCACCGACACGACGCAGAACCTGACCATCAGTCAGTGCGTAGAACAGTGGACGAGCCGAAAAGATGTTGTCGGTAAGCCGAGGAACATAGTTCTTCAGCGTTGTAGTTAGAATCTCGTCAAAACTAGTATTTCCAAAAGCCATGATGGCTCCTTAGTGAATCAAGTGGTCATTTGCTTCTTTGCAAGAGCAAAAGCTTCACGAAGTGTGGTCACCTTGGTATCTGAAACTTCGGGCTGGGTTCCCGCTTGGGTTGACCCGCCAGGAGCTACTACTGCCGCATCTCGCTTCTTCTCCGTGATTTCTTTATCTTGCCGCAGTTTGTCTGCGGTAGACCTCACGTCGTTGAATTGCCAATGCGTGTACGCTGCTTCAAGATTTGTAATCTTGTTTGTAACAGCGTGATGTAGCAGATCTTGTTTGTCGAAATCTCCGTACCGCTCCCTCAAACGATCAACTTCTTTATCTACTTGCTGGACTCGCGCAGCCCGCTCCTGCATTTCGATTTTGCGCTCTAGCTCAGCCAACTTCTTGTCAGAAGGGTCCATGTCATCCCAGCTTGAATCTTCTTTCAAGACAGGATTCATATTGATGCCAAATGTCTGAGCCAAAGTGTTCAAAGTCCCCTCTGGATCATTTTCCAGAGCAGACACGATTGCTTCGGCTTGCTGCAAACGCTCCCGTTCGCTGGCTACCTCTTGCGTCTTGCGGGTGTAATCCGCTTGGCGCTGGTAACCTTTTTGAAGCTCTTCAAGGGTGACCTCATGTTCCTGCCCGTCAATCTTGACGGTGTAACCAGGTTCCTGATTTACTTCTTCTGAAACTTCTGGAGTATCCGCACTTGCGGGTTCAGTTGTTTCGGTTTCTTCGGACACTATGATCCTCCTAAGGAATCTTGTAAAAAGGTGTTCCTAAGAATAACAATAACTATGTCCCATTACAGGGACGGTAGTTGCATTCCCATCTGCCCTTGAAGCTGCGCTAGCAACTCGGGGGGCACGCCCCCAGTCGGAGCAAACGCTCCGTCTGGGGATTGAGGGACTGGAACGCCACCCACATCGGGAGGCATTGGTTGTCCTTCAGGGGGCACCGCACCGTCAGGCGGCATCATTGGTGCTTGTCCCATAAGGAACTTCTCGGGATCTTTGATCCCGAAACCATCTTCAAGAACGTGCCTTGCCAGCGCAGCAGGGTCAATGACCGTGCCGACAAGCGGCGCAACAGCGTTCAACAACGAAACCGCCTGTTGACGACGGATCGTTTCGTTCATTGGCTGGGTAGAACCAGCCTGCACAGAAAAGTCGTATTCCCCAACAATTTCTTCACGACCATAAGGAATAAACACATCATCGCCAGCAGGTCCAGCAATTCGCGCCATAGCTTCATCAGTCATAAACTGCTGCAAAAGCTGAATGACACGTTTAGCGACTTGACCAACACTAATTTCAACTATTGCTAGTTTGTCTGCTGCCCGAGCGTTTTGAGCGTCAGCAATAATTGACGCTTCAGTCGCTGTCCGACGAATCTCAGGCATAGCGCCACGGGCGTACTCAGAAATGCCTGACACCGTGTTGATATCGTCCGAAATAATACTGGAATAGTTGTAGATCTCTGCCGCTAACGGAACTTGCGGCAACGGCATCACAACTTGATCTAGCGGCTTGTTTTCGTCAATGACAGGCACAAACTGTCCGTCATTTTCGGATTCCAACGCCTCACGACCTGCAGGCCCAAACGAACGTTCGTGGAACAGGTACTTTCGTGCGTACCGCTTACGATCGTTCATAAGCTGACTACGAGTTTTGTCTAGCTCTAGCTGCAACGGTTCGATCGCTTCTAGATCGCCCATCGGGTAGAAGTGGTCAGGAATGTCATAGTTGCGGAGCATGACAAACGGGTGGCCGTATGCATAGGGCATGGCGACTGGGTCCACAAGGAACTCGTCTGCCCCATCGGCGTACACGGACAAGGTGTTGTCCATGATGTCGTAATATTCCCACAAGACAACTTGGTCTTCCAAGTATTCAACTTTGTCATCAGTAGGCACATCGTCGTACATGTTTCGGCTGTAGTTCGCCGTAAGGTTCTTCCTAGCCGAAGGCTTGTAACGTCGATCTTTCTCCGCTTCCTCTAATGGCCGCACAATCCGTTGCGCCACCCAGCGTGCGTCTTCCATACAAGTAGCAGCAGGGTCAACGTACACGTCGTACACGCTGATTCGCTCAACAAACGGTTGATCTTCAACAATTCGCATCTCTGTGGATGGGATGCTAGCGACAACGTCTTCGAACGAAGGCGGTTCAACCCCTTCCATGAAGTTCTGCAACACGGTTTGATCAATCTCAGACATAGCTGAGTTGACCATGTCTTCTCGGGCAAGTTCACTAATGCTTTGTTCTTGCTCTACAAACTTCCAACCGACTTTTAACCAGCCGTGCCCAAATATGAGAAAGTCTTTGACTGCACGACGAAACGGCGTGCGAAAATCGTGATGACGCCACAAATGGTTGATTACCGCTTCTACAAACATCGCCCGCTGAGCATCTTCAGGTTTGTTTGCTTGGACAACAACTTTGGGGTAGTTGACAGCTACGGAAGGCGCAATGACATTGATCGTAGAAAACGCAAGGTTCACGGCAATTAAATCGCCGCTATCTTGCATGTACGAAGGAAAATGATGACCCCTGTACAAGTCCGCTAAACGCGCCCAACTGTCATCGAACTGTTCGTCCCGACGCCACCGTTGACACTTGTTGATACGATCTTTGTACTGCTCTAGTTGGTCACGGCGAGACTTCCGAGCCATCTCAAACCCTCTCTATATTGCGCCCCTGAGATTGAGCTTCTTGCACTACCTTGGCTTCACGTTCACGATTCGTGAGGTGTTGCTCGTCAGCAGGCAGCATCGCCCGTAAACCTCGGCCAGTCGAAATCTGAATAGAGTTCAACCGAGTCCAACGCTCATAAATCTCGTCAAGCTCTTCTGGGGGAATGGCGTCGCCTTTCTCCCGCCGCATATGTTCACAAAACTCAACATACGTTGAGTTTTTAGGAATAATCGCCATTTTCAGGCGTCGCGACCAGCAGCGTTATAGCCAGAAGCACGTTCAACAGAACCTGAAGCGCCGTGCTGATTCATTGGGGTGTCACGAGGGTTGATTCCCTGTCCGCGGTCACCAGTCTGCCCAGCATACTTTGGGTCAGAACCCCGATGAGTGCCACGCTGAGGACTACCAGCAGCGCTGCCAATCGGGTTCGACACAACAGACTTGCCACGGGCCATCGTGTTGTTGCCACCGCCCACATCGGTAGTGCCATTCGTGTGTGAAACGTATCGTGCCATGAATTACTCCTAAAGGTACCTAATAGAAAGATGTGCGTGTCCCACGCACGTTGCGTGCTCCTATACGCATGTCATTTGGCTGAGGGTCATTTGTAGCTAACCTAGCAAACCAATCAACCGTCCAATAGTCATCGGTTTCTGAAGCATACTCTGGTGCGTGAGCGTACTTTCGCATTTGATTAGCTAAAGCCAACGCCATAACACGGTCGTCATACGGCGAACCCGACATGCCGCCACGGTCGTTGCGTACAAAAGTCCGCAACTCGGCCAACGTGTGACGGTCATAAATCGTTAGCTCAAAGTTTCGCAACGCAGAAGACAAATCGTCAATCATCAACGGTTTCGACGTGCGAGTAGTTTTCCAGCCAAACTCTTGCCCAACAGTGTTCGTTATGCTGTTCAACTGGCGGCGACGGTACATCTTTGGGTAACCTAAATGTCGCAACTCAGTGATCGTCGTCAACCCGTGGTTGTTAGACTCTACGCAGCACAAAGCATCCCTATACCACAGCCCGACTGCGTAAACCTCTTCAGCAAGCAAATCGGGGGCGATATGGCCGTGCCAAATAGCGCACTGCTCCCCAGTCCCCACGTCTAGCACTTGAATCACGCTGTAGTCGCCGTGACCCAACCCCTCAGCCGTATCTACGCCCATAACGTACGCATGATGCGGTTCTGGGTAGTGCCAAACCTCTAAACTCATGCCGCTCGGAACTCCACAACGTTGCCCAAACGCCACATATCGCCTTTATCGCCGTAACGCACCTGCGATTCCAACTGATCTAACACGTCCAAGTCAAAAACAGGGTTACCTGACTTTACAAACGCCTCTTCAGGCGTTGTCGGATACTCCTGAGCCAACTGCCACGGCAACATTGACTCACGTTTGTCCTGATACCACGCATCTCCACGGTCTTCAGTCGCAGACCACGGAAAAAACATAGGAGCAAACTTGTTTGTGCCCGCCGTAGCTCCCACCCAAAGCTGATGGTAAAAGTTTCCTGACCCGTTAGCAGTCGACAACCCGATGATTCGACCACCAATATCGGCAACAGGCTCAATCGACGCCCACGCATCCTCGGGATTCGGCAAGAACGCCCATTCATCTACCACAATAAGCGACGCAGACTCGCCACGGGCAGGGTCAGACGCAGACGGCATCGACGTAATCTGAGAACCATTATCAAAAGCCATGCGCTGCTGGTGCTCAACCAGCGAGCGTGGCCCTCTCTCCAACATCCACTCAGGCAAATGCTTCTGCCCATACTTGGTTTTCTTCAACAACAACACCGATTCACGCTCCGTCCGAGACAAATCAATGATGTTCTGATCCGAATGAAAGTACGCCAACCAGAACTGATGTGCTGCCACCAGCGTTGACCAACCAATCTGACGTGCTTTCAACGTCAAACTGTACCGTTGGCTAGCCCACTCCTTCAACGCATGCCTCTGAGCATCACGCAACTCAAACAGAATACGACCCTGAGCAGGATGCGCTATGTGCCAATAGTTCTCTAAAAAATAGCGTTCATCTTTGACGCAACGCCGCCACTCAGCCTCACGCTTCAGTTCAGAAAACGAATACGACACTACCTGTACCTGCGGTTCTTGCCATGCCCGTTACGGGCACGATTCGTAGACGAATTCTCTACGCTGTACGAACCATCCGCATTCTTAGACATGTCACGCCCCGTCACAGCACGACCCATCTTCTTCGCCTTATACCGAGCACGACCATGCTCACGACGATACTTTTTGCGATCCTCACGAGCGTTGTACCGCTTGTCGTACTCCAACTTATTTTTATACGACTCAGGATTCTTGCGATAGTTCTTCGCAGATTTGCGAGGAGCAGAAGTTCGTGGAGAAGCCATTACCACTTCACCCTGTCAGCCCAGTAGGCAGCAGACATCTTGCCCTTGGAGATGTTCTTGCCGTGGCGTGCCTTGAACGACTTACGACGCGCTTTCTCAGCAGCCGTCTTCGGGCTTTTCCCCGCTCCAGACACGCCCTGCTGACCGAAACGGATCGTCTTGATCTGATCGCCTTCTTTGGCGACTACAACGTGAGACTTCTTCGGATGATTTGGTGTGCGCTTTGGCTTGTTATAGCCAGACACGCCTACACGCTTCAAGCGAGGATCAGGTTTCTTCGCCATGCTAACGCTTCTTTCTAGTTTTCGCTGATTCCTTGAAAGCTTTTGCAGTCGGCGCACCCTTTGACCCAGGTTTCCTCATGCGCTCACCTGAACCAGCCTTAATGCGCTTACGTTTCGCATGAATGTTAGAATACAAACCTTTTTTTGCAGCCATCACTGACAACTTTCACACGACTCAGGGTTCTCCAAATCACACGACGCCTCAACAACCTCATCAGCGCCAACACCCCAATCAATATCCACAACCCCACGCTCACCCAGCAACTCGCCAGCCTCGTGAAGCTCCATCAACGTCTTCGGCTCACTCAACACCCAAACCCTCCATCAACTGCGCCAACTCAGCAGACAACTCCGCATCCGACAAACCAACCACATCACGGTCATCATCCACAACCAAACGACGCTTCGGCGTAAACTTCTCAATGTACTGCAAATACAAAGACGCAGCCTTCACGTCGCCCGCAACTGCCGCACGATGCAACGCATCCACAACGCCCTGAGTCCGCTCAGGGTGGACGTTCAGCTCAGCCGCCCTACGGTCCCACTCACGAATAAACCGAGGATCAGCCTTCCACCGCCGCACAGTCCGATCGTTATACCCATTCTCCTCAGCCCACGCCACCGACGTAGCAGGCACCCGACCCTCATCCAACAACCAATCCAGATACTTCGCCCAATCAGTAGGCATTAGCAACTGGCCGGTGTCTGGGTCTGTTGTCCAGCCTTTGCCTCCTCCGTTTTGTGCCATGTGGTTTACCTCCTGTTAAAGGGTTTGTGTTGTCCCGTTGTTGTGTTGTGGGACACTGTACCTATACTG